ATTCCCCCGAATCCGTTTCGGGTCCAATGGCTGCATACCTGAGAACCCTTCAGGCTGTCGCTAAAAACTGAATTTAAGATTAATCAAACACAAACATTCACAAAGGTAAACGCAAATGTTCAACAACGAGCATCTGCAGGAAAAGTGGGCACCACTCCTCAACTATGAGGGTCTTGATCAAATCAAAGATTCCCATCGTAGAGCGGTAACCGCCGTCCTGTTAGAAAACCAAGAAAAATTCCTCCGTGAGGAAGCAGCATTCTCATCAGGTGGCATGAGCCTGATGGAATCACCAACCAACTCAACTGGCACTGGTGGTTTCACCGGTGGTTCAGCTGCTGCTGGTCCTACCGCTGGTTTCGACCCAGTTCTGATCTCACTGATCCGTCGTTCAATGCCTAATCTGGTCGCTTATGACCTGGCTGGTGTTCAACCAATGAACGGTCCTACTGGACTGATCTTCGCAATGCGCTCCCGCTACAACAACCAGAGCGGTTCCGAGGCCTTCTTCAACGAAGTTGATACCTCATTCTCTGGTCAAGATGCTGGAAACGATCTCACTGGTGGCTTCGCTGATGTCGCTGCTGGTATTGGTACAACCGCTCAGGGTGGCACCAACCCTGCAATCCTGAACCCTGTTGGTACTGCAACTTCAACGGCATATAACGTTGGTTCTGGTATGCAAACAGGTGATGCAGAAAACCTGGATGGTACTGGAAGCAATGCCTTCCAACAGATGGCATTCTCAATCGAGAAAGTCACCGTTACTGCGAAATCAAGAGCACTGAAGGCTGAGTACTCACTCGAACTCGCTCAAGACCTCAAGGCAATCCATGGTCTGAATGCTGAAGCGGAATTAGCAAACATTCTCTCAACCGAGATTCTTGCTGAAATCAACCGTGAAGTTATCAGAACCATCTACAAGATTGCTGAGCAAGGTGCTGTAGAAAACACCGCTACCGCTGGTGTATTCGACCTCGACATCGACTCCAATGGTCGTTGGTCCGTTGAAAAGTTCAAGGGTCTTCTGTTCCAAATCGAAAGAGATGCAAACAGAATCGCTCAGAGAACTCGTCGTGGCAAGGGTAACATCATCATGTGCTCTGCTGACGTTGCTTCAGCACTGACCATGGCTGGTGTTCTCGATTACACCCCTGCGCTCAACGTAGGTCTCAACGTTGATGATACCGGCAGCACTTTCGCTGGTACAATCCAAGGTAAGTACAGAGTATATATTGACCCATATTCGGCAAACCTGGCTGCTGATAACAGCGGTCTGGCACAAGGCAGCAACCAATACTACGTTGTTGGTTATAAGGGTTCTTCCCCATATGATGCTGGTCTGTTCTATTGCCCATATGTTCCTCTCCAAATGGTTCGTGCCGTTGGTGAGAACTCCTTCCAGCCAAAAATCGGCTTTAAGACCCGTTACGGAATCGTTGCTAACCCATTTGCGGAAGGCACCAACCAGGGTCTTGGAAGACTGCGTGTTAACAGCAACCGCTACTATCGTCGTGTTGCCGTTAAGAACCTCATGTGAGTCATTCTCACAGGTTTCATGGGGGTCCGAAAGGGCCCCCTTTTTTTATCTAAATAGAAATAAAAATGGCTACTGGAAACGCATTTACATCTCAAATACAAAATAGAAACTTCTTATCTCCTGTAGGATTTAAGTTTCTATTGAATAGATCACCAAAGGTTGCGTTCTTTTCCAACAGTGCAAACATTCCTGGGTTGACTTTAGGAGTTGCAGAACAACCAACGTATCTAAAGAACATTGATACGCCAGGAGATAAAATTGCCTTTGACGATTTAACAATCAGATTTTTGGTCGATGAAAATCTTGAAAATTATATGGAAATTCAAAACTGGATTCGTGGTCTTGGATATGCAAATAGTTTAGATGAAATTTATGATCTGCAGAGACAGCAAAAATATGTCGATACTACAGATTCAAAGTTGATGAATATCTACTCTGATGGTACTCTGCATATTTTAACAAGCAGCAGCACACCAAACTTTAAGTTAAAATTTAAAGATTTGTGGCCATACTCATTGTCAAATCTTCAATTCGATGCTACCGATTCTGACATCGAATATTTGACTGCAGAGGCAACTTTCAAGTATACTATCTATGATATAACCGATTTAAATGGCAATAAATTATGAGTTTTGATCTTGATACAATTCAAAAAATGTGGGAAGCAGATTCCCAAATTGATTTAGATAATCTTCACACCGAATCATTAAACATTCCAGCACTTCATGCAAAGTATTTTGAACTCTATAACAATATAGGTTTGCTGAGAAAAAAGGCTGAACAACAAAGAAGGAACATTCGCCACGAAAGATATGAGTACTATACTGGAAAAGCAGATCCTGATGTTTATGTGGGGGATCCATTCCCAAAAAAGATTCGTGACAAAGATACTCTACAAAAATATCTTGATGCCGATGAAAGACTTTCTTCGATTTGTTTGAAGATTGATTACTATGACACGATGCTAAATTATTTGGAAAGTATCCTTAAAGTCATTCAAAATCGAACGTATCAAATTAAGAATGCAATTGAATTCATAAGATTCCAGTCTGGATTAGGTTAATAAATATTTCCAGATGAATGGACTCATGTGAGAACAACAGATCTTGTTATATCTAAATCTAACGAAGTATTTCTGAAAGTTAATACAGATCCTCACATTGAGTACGAACTGAGGGATCATTTTAAGTTCGAAGTTCCAAATGCAAAGTTCATGCCACAATATCGTGGTAGAAATTGGAATGGAGAAATACATCTATATGATATGAGATCTAAACAAATCTACGTCGGGCTGCTGGATAAGATCGTAGATTTTTGCAATCAATACGGATATACTTATAAGTTTGATGACAATAAATTTTATGGGCTTCCATTTGAGGTCAATGAAGGAATCTCATATGAAGGCGTCAAAGATTATATGAAGTCTATATGCTCACACACTCCTCGGGATTATCAAATTGAGGGAGTATATGATGCCCTACGACATAATCGAAAGTTGCTGATAAGTCCCACTGCGTCAGGTAAATCGCTGATGATCTACGCCCTCGTGCGGTACTATATGGATAGGAATGAAAAAATTCTTGTAGTCGTTCCGACGACCAGTCTTGTAAGTCAACTATACGGGGATTTTCACGATTATGGGATGGATGTTGAGTCATGCTGTCATCAAATCTATGCAGGAAAAGAAAAGACCAGTGAGTATCCTATCACAATTACAACCTGGCAGTCAATTTATAAATTAGAACGTTCGTTCTTTGAAGATTATAATGTTGTGATAGGAGATGAAGCTCATCTCTTCAAGAGTAAGTCATTAATATCTATAATGACAAAATTACACCATGCCAAGTATCGGTTTGGTTTTACTGGAACACTTGATGGAACACAGACACATAAGTGGGTTCTGGAAGGATTGTTTGGCCCATCTTATAAGGTTACAAAAACTGAAGAGTTGATGAGACAAGGACACCTTTCTCAGTTAAACATTCGTTGTTTAGTCCTTAAGCATCCACCACAAAAATTTGAAACGTATGAAGATGAGATTCAATATTTAATTTCACACGATCAAAGAAATAACTTTATTAGAAATCTTTCTTTAGATCTCAAAGGAAACACTCTGGTTCTTTTTGCAAGGGTTGAGGCTCATGGAGCGGTTCTTTTTGAAAAGATAAATAATGGTAAGCGAGATGACCGCAAGGTGTTCTTTGTCCATGGCGGTGTTGATACAGAGGAAAGAGAGTTAGTCAGAGAAATTACTGAGAGAGAAGACAACGCAATTATTGTTGCCTCTTATGGAACTTTTTCTACTGGTATTAATATTAAGAGACTCCACAATGTTATCTTCGCTTCACCCAGTAAGTCGAGAATTAGAAATTTACAATCAATTGGAAGAGTACTTAGAAAGGGAAAAAATAAATCTGAAGCAGTACTCTACGACATCTCTGACGATTGTACATATAAATCAAGAAAAAACTATACTCTAAATCACTTTATTGAACGAATTAAAATCTATAATGAAGAAAATTTTAACTATGATATAATCACAATTCAATTAAAGACATGATAGAAGATGATTTTTACGCAACACTTAAATTAAAATCTGGAGAAGAAATCTTCGCTAAGGTCGCAGCTACCGAAGAAGATGATCGGACTTTATTGATCGTATCAAATCCCATCATTGTTTCTGAAATCAAAGGAAGAATGGGAATCATGGGATACAAAATAGAACCATGGCTCAAAACAACTACTGAAGACATGTTCATTCTGAACATGGATGACATCCTTACAATGAGTGAATCATCTGATATGGAAATGATTTATATGCACCAGTCTTACATGAGACAGTATCAGAAGTCCAAGAACAAGCAGACTAAACTGAATAAAGATCTCGGTTATATCTCCAGTGTCGATGATGCTAAAGAGATCTTAGAGAAGCTCTTTAAAGATAGCTAGTCTCCCATCTGAACCCGGACAAAGGTATTCTACACATATTTCTGTTACTTGTCAAGCATTTGTAAAAGTGCTATAATTCATACATATTATGAGTTAATTTAATGATAACTACAGCAATTATGACCAAGAGAAAAAGGTCAGAACATTACGTTAATAACAAAGAGTTTCTTGCGGCTTTAATTAAGTATCGTGAAGACAGGGAAATTGCAGAAATCCAAGGAAAACCAAGACCACCCATTCCACGATACATTGGTGAGTGTTTTCTGAAGATTGCAAAACATTTATCATTCAAACCAAATTTTGTCAACTACATGTTCAAGGATGACATGATTTGTGATGGGATTGAAAACTGTGTGCAATATATCCACAATTTTAATCCAGAAAAGTCACAAAATCCTTTTGCATATTTTACTCAGATTATTCACTACGCATTTTTGAGACGCATTCAAAAGGAAAAGAAGCAGTTAGAAATTAAGAATAAGATTCTTGAAAGCAGTGGCTTCGATGAAGTCTTTGAAGATGGTGGTGTTGACGGATCAAACTATTCCGACTATAATAGTATTAAGGATGCGGTTTATTCTAAACTCAGATACTGAATGAAAGTAGCAATCATTACAGACCAGCATTTTGGAGCCAGAAAAAACTCTAAACTCTTTCACGATTATTTTTTACAATTCTACAATGAAGTATTTTTCCCGACCCTGGAAGGGGAGGGAATCACTACGGTTGTAGATATGGGTGATACTTTTGATAGTCGTAAAGGCATTGACTTCTCTGCCCTTGCATGGGCTAAAAACAATTACTATGATCGTCTTGCTGCTCTTGGGTGTCAAGTGCATACGATTGTAGGTAATCATACAACCTATTACAAGAATACTAACAACGTCAATTCCGTAGATCTTCTTTTGCGTGAGTATGATAATGTAAAAGTTTACTCAGAAGCAACTGAAGTTCTGTTAGATAAACTCAAGGTGCTGTTTATTCCTTGGATCAATCAAGAGAATGAAGAGCAGACTTTGAAAAGTATTCAGAAAAGCAAATCCAGTGTTATCATGGGGCACCTTGAACTTCAAGGATTCCGAGTTAACAATCAGATAGTGATGGAGCATGGATTAGATAGTAAAGTATTCGACAAATTTAAATTAGTTTACTCTGGACACTATCACACTCGCTCTACCGATGGTAGAGTATATTATCTTGGTAATCCATACGAGCTTTACTGGAATGATGTAAATGATTCTAGAGGATTTCATATCTTTGATACTGAAACTTTAGAGCACACTCCAATCAATAATCCATTCAAGATGTTTCATAACATCTATTACGAAGATACTTCTTATCAGACTTTTGATACAAGACCATACGAAGAAAAAATTGTAAAGGTTATTGTTCGCAAAAAAACTGATACTAAAAAGTTTGAGCAATTCATTGACAAACTTTATTCTTCTAATGTTGCAGAACTCAAGATTGTAGAAAATTTTGATTTTACTGGATGGTACGATAAAGATGACAACACTTTTGAATCAGAAGACACTCTTTCTATCTTAAATAGATATGTTGAGGAATCTGAAGTTGATTTAAATAAATCGACCCTACAAAAACTTCTTCAAGAAATCTATCAAGAAGCCTGCGAGTTAGTTTAATGTTCGTCATAACCATCCACGGAAAAGAAGAGAAGGGTGCATATTCTGTTGTGGATGAAGATGGAGATTCGATTCTCTATCTTTTTGAAGAAGAAGACGATGCATGTAGGTTTGCTATGATGTTAGAAGAGCAAGATTTTCCTGAGATGCACGTAATAGAAGTAGAAGATGATACGATTATTAAGACTTGTGAAATTCAAAACTGTAGATACACTGTGATTACTCCAAACGACATTGTAATTCCTCCCCCTCATCATGATTTTATTTGAGACGATTCGCTGGAAAAATTTTCTTTCTACTGGCAATCAATTTACTGAAGTTAATTTTCAACAACACAACACAACATTGATTGTGGGAACGAATGGTGCTGGCAAGTCAACCATTCTGGATGCACTTACATTCTCGTTGTTTGGTAAACCGTTTCGTAAAATCAATAAACCACAACTCGTCAATACAATTAACGAAAAGGATTGTCGTGTAGAAGTTGAGTTCTCGATTGGATCAACAAAGTGGAAAGTCATTCGAGGAATCAAACCAAATATCTTTGAGATCTGGAGAAATGATGCTCTGTTAGATCAAGCATCAGCATCATCCGATCAACAGAAATGGTTGGAACAAAATGTTCTGAAGATGAACTACAAGTCCTTCACTCAGATTGTGATTCTGGGTAGTAGCACATTCGTTCCGTTCATGCAACTGTCAGCTGCAAACCGTAGAGAAGTGATTGAAGATCTTTTGGATATTAAGATCTTCTCATCAATGAACGTTGTAATCAAAGAAAAGATTCGTCAACTCAAAGAAGAAATCAAAACTCTGGAGTTGAAGAAAGAGAACTTACTCGATAAAGTTGCGATGCAGAATAACTTTATTGAAGAGTTGGAGAATCGTGGTAATGCCAATATTAATGCCAACAAAGAGAAGATTGCCAAGTTAGATTCTGAAGTTGGCATTTATATGAAAGAGAATGCAACCACTGAAGAAGATATTTTTAAGTATACAAAAGAACAAGAATTTGTTACTGGTGCATCAGATAAACTCCGTAAGTTAGGAAACCTTAAAGGAAAAATATCACAGAAAGTATCAACGATTACTGCTGAACATAAGTTCTTCACGGAGAATACGGTCTGCCCTACATGCACTCAAACGATTGAAGAAGAGTTTCGGTTAAATAGAATTACAGACGCTCAAGATAAAGCAAAGGAGTTGCAATCTGGC